CCTTGCTTGTTGGTTTTAATGGTTATTTCGTTGGTTGATTTTAGCTTGTTTATTGCTGTCCTTATTTGCTGAATACTTAACCCTGTCTCTTTAGCTAGTAAATCTCTACCAGTTAAAAGCGTACCTTTTTTTATTACCTGACCTCTATAATTCTTGTCTTTGTGGTTAGCTTTTAAAAGCAAGTGCAAGAATAACCTCATAACATTAGGTTCATCGTACCACTCCCAATCTAACAATTTTCTATGTATTTTAATCCATCCGTTACTCATGTGCTTGCATAAAAAAACCCTTTAACAGCGTTCGAGGGTACAACTCTACTAACCGTTAAAGGGTTCAATTTATTAGTATATTACTGTAGACCTTTTGTACCTGCCTACATATATCTATTGTAATTATTTATTTAACTTGTACAAATATAAGCTATTTTATTTTGTATCCGCTGCTTAAAAATAAACCTATAACCTTTCTAAAAGGGTAAATCGTCCTCTGTCTCAGCCTGTACAGCTTCTTGCGCTGTAGCCTGAGCATCGTCTTTTGTGCATCTCCAAGACTGTAAAGTCGTGTAGTATTTGCCTTTCCACTCATTTGTTGATACGTTAAATTTTACGCTTACCTTATCCCCTACAGTATTATACTTTTTAAACTGCTCTACCTTGTCTTGGCTAAATACCTCAAAAGCGTATAAGTTGTTATAAGTTTGGTCTGTTTCTACTGTATAAGTTAGCTTTTGCCATGGCTTGCCATCCTTTCCAGTTCCTTCTACTGTTTCTCCTATTTTGGTTAGAGTTCCTTTTACTTCTAATTCCATGATTTATTAATTTTTATTTATAATGATGGTAGGCTATCCATTGCTTTATCTACCTTTCCTTGTCTTATATTCTTATTAAATACCTCTAAATCTGTTTCATCATTTTGATATATAAAATGGTTGCATAATGCTTCATACATACAATCCCTAAACATAGGGTCTTCTAGTGCGCAAAATATAGCTTCAGATAGTTGCTCATGTGTTGCGCTAATTATAAGCGCTGAACTGTCATCTTCTAAAAGACCCGAAGACCTTAAATACATTGCTGATGTATCTTCATTTAATTTTATACTACCTTTAAATAGGTTAGATATATCTAAGTCTAAATCTATTAGCTCCTGTTTTCTTTTTTCTGTTAGTTTCATAGTTTATTAATTTTTAATTGTTTGTAAATATACTAATTTTTATCTATATAATTCCATTAACTTAGAGCATAGTTCATTGTGATATTCTCTATACTCTTTGTCTATCTCTATTAGTCCTTTTATTTTTTTAATAGAGTGTAAAGCTGTTGCATGGTCTAGGTTAAAAATATACCCTATTTCGGTTAGAGTTATTTTACGAACTTCGCGCCTTAAAAAGTATGCTGTGAATTGCTTTGCTCTTATTATTTGAGCTTGTCTATTCTTTTCTTTTATTGTTTCTAGTGGCACGTTAAAATATGCAAATATTATCCTACATATATTTTCTATGTGCTTGTCGTGATTCAAATACATTTGTTTGTGTTTTCTGTAGAGTTCTTCGTCTACTGTTCTTAAATAGGCTTTAATGCCTTTATCTGTTAAGTAATGAGCTTGGTACATAAGTAAATAAATTTATATCTGTGTCTATCAATATTAGTTTTCTGTTCAAGTGTTTCTCTAGCCATTTGCCATTAGTATTATACCACTCTACAGCCTCCTTTTTAGTTCTGTAATACCTAGAATACTCTTCAAGGTTTCCTTTACTATTATAGACTTTGTAAATGTAGGGTCTAAATCTGTCCTCCTTTCTCATTAGTCTAGTATTAGTTGCTTATTTAAAATAGAATCTTTGTACTCATTGTAGAACTCTCTACAGTCTTTTACCCTCTGAGCTATTAGTTCTTCCTTTTCTGTATCTCTTTCAAATGAGATTGTGGTAACTCTTAGGAATGGGTCGTGGCTATCTACTTTGTGAATGCCTAAATTATCCCATTCTTTTAAAAGATAGTCGGGAGTTGAAACCATGCAGTAAGCAAGCTCTGCTTTCGGCTTATCGTACAGCCACATATAAGCTCTTAGTTGCCATTCGTAATCTTTGTTGTTTACATCCTCAGGAGATGCAGGGAACGTCTCTAAAGACCAACTAGATTTTATGTCTATTATTTTATCCTCTGCATTTATGTCGCATTCGCCAGTTATAAACTCATTAGAGAGGCGTTCTGTATTCTTTAGATATAAAGTACCATGTACCTCATTATAAAGGTCTATACTCGTGTCCTCCATGTCTATCCCCTTAGTTAAGTACTTCGAGTCTATTGTTGACTTATATCCAAATAAGTCCTCCTTAACAAGTTCCTTAATATAGGTCTTGCAAGTTGCTGACAATGTTTCGCTTTTCTTTCTAGGGTTTGTCATAATTTTACCTAGTGCTGAACTTCTAATTTTCATAATTTTTAGTTTTTAATTGTTTTAAATCTAATTCATACATCTTTTTCATAGTCTCCATGTGTCTTAATATTGTTTCTATTGTGTCTTTTTGAGTATCTATTATCTGTTGCATAATACCCATGTTAACCTCATGACTTTCTATAGTACTATCTTTTATAGTTATTCTTTTTTGGAGTACTTCTACAGCATCCTCTAATTGGTCTACAGTTTTCATAGTTATTTTTTTATGTAATAGTTTTTTATTTCTAGTTTATGGTTTTGTTTTAATAACTCTATTCGTTCTTCAAGAGCTTGTATAATTTTCTCCTGTACTTTAATAGTTGACTTTAATAAAGTTATTCTACTCTCGTCTGGTATGTTTTCTAGTGTTCCCATGTTATTTTCTTTTTAAAAAATTATACTTTACTATTTGCTCATCTGTAATAATGTACTTTGCTTTTAAATCTTTGCCCTCTGTACCTTTTAGCTTTTCAGCTTGAGCATCTGTAGCTGTAAACTTTCTTTTAGTTGGTTGTTTGTTTTCTTGAGTACCGCAGGCATCAACATCCTTATCTGTAATAAGTCCTAACATAGAGCTAAGGCTGTAGCGTCTTAGGTAGGTTACTCCACTTCCTAAAGTTTGGTAGTCGTTCATACCTTTTAAACTAACCTGTGGTATCTCTGCGCTACCTTGTATTTGCTCTCCTGACTTTATATGGAAGATAGTAGTAACTAAGTTTCTGCCATCTAGTATTTGATAAAAGCCTAAGTCATGCTTTTTTAACAATGGTTTAATTATTTTAAAAATTGAGTTTAGGTTTGAGTAAGTGTAGTTAAAACCTTTTGTTTCTTCGTGAATAGTTGGCACTTCATTTTGAAAGTCTGCCAATGCTTTGAATAGTTCTTTCATTTGTTTTCGTTTTTATGTTTATTAATTAATTTCTGTTCTATTGCTTCGCGTTCTGTCGCGTGGTGTGAGATGTCTTTTACTGTGTAAGTACCATTATCCCAGTAGTCTGTCGTATAAACTTCGTAAAGGTCTTTATGTACTTTTTGCACCTCGTGTAGTGAATGTGTTAGTTTTCTTTTCATTAGTTAAATTTTAATTGTTTAGCCATTAATAAAGCTCCTACCAATATGTAAGAATACTCGTGTCCTTCTCTTTTGTACTTTTCTTTAAAAGTTTTAATCATAGCCTCTATAGCTATGCATTGAGATTCTGTTTTAAGCGTTGCAATACTTTTGCAAATTTTGTTAAATGATGTTTCCATAGTTTTTAGTTTTTATTTATTTGCTTTTCTCATTCTCTCTGTCCACGCGTCTGCTGACTTAGCTATTCTTTCTTTTTCTTTTCTTTTTTCTGCTTGGTTAGAAACCTGCAACCTCAAGTTGTAACCCTTGGAATATGTAGTAGGCTCAAAGTTCATCCAGACAAAATCAAAGCCATCAAAAGCAATGTTTGCCCATTCTCCGACTATTGAAAATTCCTTACCGTAAGAGGTAAAGTCCTCGCCTGTTTCCTCTTTAATTAATTTAAGCAAAAACCATACTTGCTTAGATGTCACGTAAAAAAGTAAATGATTGTCCTCCCCTTTGCGTAAAGTTCCGCAGCCTTTGCATTGTTTTTCTTGGTAATCTAGAAATGATTGTATTAATTCTTGTGCTTTCATAGTTTTATAGTTTAAAAGTTTTCAACAATATTAAATATAAGTTTTCAGATAAAAAAATTTTGCAGGTAGTTTTTTTAATTAGGCACAAAAAAAAGAGCTAACAAATGAATGTTAACTCCCTTTCCAAACTAAACTAAACTACGAATAAGCAAATATAATACTTTTATTTTAGTTACTGTTTTTTATACTTATTTCTTTTGCTCTTTCTATTATATAATTGTCTACTTCTAAATCTGCTTTTGTATACATTCTTACCATTTCCTCAAAGCTATACATAATGTCGTGAGGGTCTCTAATAGGAAAGTACGTGCTGTACTCTATCTCCTCGTCTGAAAGCTCTATTCGCGTCATTTGAAATAATGTGTTAGTCTTGCTATCTGCCCATTTTCTTTGTGGTGTATAAAACCTTCAATCGCTTGTTTACTTATATAACCATTTCTGTCGTGCCAACTATCGGCAGGAGATGGACTTCTCAAGCTCTCTACAGTAACTCCTATATAATCCTTTGCGTTTTTATGGTGTACATGATGCGTATATACATAACGGTAGTCTGTTTCGCTCCATAGTATAGGTCTTTCTGTAGCCATTAATAAGGGGAGGTCTTGGTTCTTTGCTCCATCTCCATGAGTCGTGCCTATTAAATTTTTATGGTATTTAAAGTACTTTCTGTGTGCTATACTACAATCGAAAGTAATGTTTTTGCAATGTCTGAAATGTGTTTTAATTACATCGGCTAAAAAGAACCCTGTCATGTAATCGTGGTTACTAGGATTAAATGTAAAGTGAACGTCTGCAAT